CCATACTATGTGTAACCACCCCCTCTTAAAGAATCAACTTCAATTTTAGCGCCAAACCCAGCCTAAATTTGAAGCTTCGCCTCACCCAAAAATCAACAAGTCAAAAATGTATCAGCATTATGATATTCTTAGCGTGAATGCTGTGTTGCTCCTGGCGAGCGGTTGCGGGTATATGATTGTGGGACAGCAGAATACGGGCGCCGTTCTTCTTCTTCTCTCCCTCTGTAATATCGTTGGTATTATCACGAGACGCATTGCGGATCTTGAGCGGCAGCGGAAGGAGATGGAGCTCCTTGCGGATATTGAGGACGAGTATGCAGAGGAAGAGGAAGAGGAAGAGGAAGAGGAAGAGGAAGAGGAGGCAGAGCAGGAGGATGCCCAGCCCCCTGTGACGGATGTCCACTATTGTGGACGTGAGCAGTGCGGCACGGAGATCACGAACCTAAATGGTGCTGGTCTCTGTGCTGGATGCGGACTTGTTTACTACTGTGATACGGTCTGCCAGCGAGCAGATTGGAAGGCTGGTCACAAACTTGTCTGTGACCGTAACACCTCTGTTCATTCAGCAGATGTTGAGGCGGATACGGAGGGTGTAGTGGAGCAGGAGCAAGAGCAGGAGCAGGAGCAGGTCGCTACCCTCCCTCCCGAGCCTGAGAAGGTCCTCCCTATCTCGGAGCCCGAGAGGGCCCTCTCCCCTCCTCCGCTCCCTCCCCCTCCGCCCCCTCCTCCCCATGTGACGAAGGCCCCTTATGTGAGGGACATGGGATTCATCATCTAATAAATTGCCAAAGCCCTAGCTGACGGATCCGTCACACCAGGCGACCACTTCGGCATCCAGAAATGCGGAATTACTGAGTGTGATGACGCCTTACCATAATTAGCCTCAAAATGAAAACGATAAAAAAACTGTTCAGCTGTCGTCGGCGTCAGATTTGGATATTTTTGTTCGGCATCCTCTCTCCACCTGACAGGCACATAGTCCTCTACATACTCCGCGATCAGCTGCGACCAACTCTTCTCCGTCGGGCTCACGCCATCGCTGAACGCCTCCTTCCGCCGCCACAGAACCTCGTGCGGCAGTGTAACGCCATCGTCAAATGCCCGCCGCAGAATCCACTTCTCGCACAGCCCATTCTTCTGAGGCCGCAGCCACTCCGTCGCAATGGAGCGCGCCACATTGACAAACTGCTTGTCCAGAAACGGCGTGCGCGGCTCCAGTCCATGACAGCTAATCGTCCTATCCGAGCGCAGCACATCGAACGAATGAATCTCCCCCAGAAGACGGCTCACTTCCTCTTCATACCCCGAATCGTGCGGCGCATTGTAGAAATACAGATACGAACCGAAAACCTCGTCACTTCCATCTCCATTAAAGACGACCTTACAGTCCGACTGCCGCGCCACCTCCCGCGCCACCAGCCAGTTCCCCACCGACGCGCGCACAGTCGTCGTGTCAAATGACTCAATCGTCTTAATCACCTCGGGAATCGCATTAAGAAAATCGCGCGGCTCCAGCACAATCTCGTGGTGGTCCGAATCAATCCAGTCCGCCACCTTCCGAGCATATAGAAGATCCTGGGAACCGAGCATGCCGACGCTAAATGTCTTCAGCTTCGGCCCACCGACTTCCCGCATCTCTTTGGCGACAAGTGACGCAATCAGACTGCTATCCACGCCGCCACTCAGAAGGGCCGCAATCGGTCTCTCGGCAAGCATCCGCTTTCGCACAGCACTCACAAGCGCCGTCCTCAGACCAGCACACGCCATCTCAAGACCCGTCGGCTCAACCGACGAATACAGTGGGTTTTTTAGATTCTGGATGTGATGGAACTTCGCGGTATACGTGCACTGAAATGTCTCTGTAGTATAAGTCTGGCACGTGCCAGGCGGAAACTGTAGAGACGACTGGACGACTGGCCACATACCCTTAATCTCGCTGGAAAAGAGGAGCCCCGACGTATATACCTGACGCGCATTCGTAAGTCCGAGCCGCTGCCCCATAAAGAGAGGACGAACACCATAAGGATCGCGACCTACTGTTATTGTCCTCGCAATCTTATCGACAATCACCATAGCAAAGACACCATCCAGTAGTCTGAAGAAGACATCGGGCGTCGCACCACCATCTATCACAATCTTCTGATACAGCGGCCCCAGCACTTCGCAGTCACTTCCCGACCGAGTCTCAATACCATAGGTCTCCGCCAGTTGCTGCCAGTTGTAAATCTCGCCGTTACACATCCAGATAAGACGCTCATCCCGCATTGGCTGCATACCGTCGGGATTCAGCCCATTGATCGCGAGACGGGCAAATCCGAGAATGACGCCGCTCATATCAACACGGACCATCTGTTCGGGCCCCCGCGGCTTTAGCTGTTTTATACACCGATCTGGATTATCAATCACCTCGTTGCAGAGGCCAAGGTATGCCCAAATGCCACACATCTCTTTGTAAAAATGTTTGCGGAGTTTAGATGGGAGACGCTAGTGACATACTTCGCAAAATCCAGTCGCAGACGAGATACAACTATCTTCTTAATAACTTGATGAGCACGCAACCGAGGGCAAATATTAGCAGCTGCGGCGCTACTGGTGCCGGCACAGTAAAAATAAATTATACAGATTTTGCCCAGCGCGATGATCTTGCTCTTGGAAAGTATTATGCGAATGGGTGTAGTACAACGACAATTTCTTATATTGTGAATTCGCAGAAGTTATCATGAAACAAACTCGTGCAGCTGCTTGCTGTGAATATGAAGAATGTAGATGGGCCAGGAATGTCCATGGCGATGAGCTCGAGGATACTTGAGCCCATCACCGTCCCCTGAAGCAGACAAAGCCCACGTAAACTCGAACTGGTCTGTGCGAAAGGCGCACGTCTCGTTCACGAAGCCGACCTGACGTCCCGCCCCATTCCGCTCATCAATCCCTCCAAGATGCTGCCCATAGGCCGCAGCATCCCAGACTCCGCGGAACGCCTCTCCGTGTGCGGTTGCGAAGACATAGTCACTGTCGCGAATCTCGCACTCATTTGAGACTGTCGGTAGGAAATCGGCCTCCTCGCGGTTCATCAGGAAGAAACGGCAGCCCAGCCTCATCTCATTATCCCCCGTATGTGAAAGTCCGAGGATGAAGACATTCATGTCGTGAAGCGCCAATGTGTTCTTTACATACAGAATACCGAAGGTCAGTTCCCCTCGTCCCAGATAGGGTGCAGCGAGCCCAGTATACTCCTTTCTCAGTGCAGGCAGCATCTGCTCGGCATTGAAGTAGATCATATTGTCATTCTCAAGGTGGATGCACTCGGAAATGCCGCTCTGCTGAAGATAGTCCTCCAGAACGAAGAGCCGCTCCGTGCTATACTTCCAGAAACCGCCGCGGAAGTTGGAGTCTAACGTGCAGCGCTCCTGAAATGTGATGCGCTTCAGTCCACGCTGCACAGACTCGAGTGGAACAAACTCGCACCCACTCACCTTCTCCCTGTGAGCCTCATCTGCGACAAACATAATACGCGCACCAGGATTCCACTTCCGAATCTGCCCAATGCACGTATTCACATGCTCGGGAAATATCGGGCCCATGTGAATCAGTATAAAGGGGCAGGCCATGGTTAGACTCAGAGCGAGTTCTTAATGTCCTACGATGTGTTAATCGCGTATCACAAAAAGGATTGTTCAATTTTACCGTTCTGCGTTGAAAGCATTAAGCAGTATGCCGTTGGTGCGAGGACTATCTACGTGGTGTCTGCAGAGGATCCAGAGGTTGAGGACGTTGTATGGTTTGCTGAGTCACGACTTCCTTTTAAAAAGGAAGACGTTTGCAGATATATAACAGACACGAGGCGTATAGGATGGTATTATCAGCAGTTAATTAAACTGTGTCTATATGACTATCTACCGACATCGGCATCCCACGTGCTCATCCTAGATTCAGATGTCATTATCAGAAAGCCGGTGAACTTTTTTACTGCCGATGGAAAGACGTTTCTTGCACCCAACGATGAATATAACGCACCCTATTTCACTCATATGGCTAAGCTCATACCTGGGCTTGTGCGAGTCCATCCCTATTCAGGTGTCTGCCACCATATGATGACTCGGCGCGACCATTTAATCGCATTTATAAACCACGTAGAGCGGATTCACAAAAAGCCTGCGTGGATTGCCATGCTTGAGCTTGTAGATGCGTCGGATCACGGGGGGTCTGGTATGTCTGAGTATGAAATCCTTTTTAACTACTTCTTTACCTATTTTCCCAACGACTATCTAATGCGCCTTCTTATTATTGATAATCTCTCCATTCTTAACGAGATTAACGCATCCACTGCGGATATGGTCGCCATTCATTCATGGAGATAACTCCTGAATAACTCTCTCCAATACTCAATATATAAATAGAAAAGGCGCGCATCACCCCTTTCAAGTGGGGTCGGCGGCTCAACAACATCAAACGTGTCAAGAATATGAAGCTTAAATCCAGGACACGTTTCCAGAAGCCGCTGAATGAAGGGTGTTCGCAAAACAATAGGACGAGCCCCACAATATAGACTCTCCCACAGGCGATGCGTATCATGCGCATTTCCTGGAGGACACAGTGAATACATGCTTTCAGCTAGATAACATAAATACTCCTCTTGTGAGCAGCGAGGGGGTATAAAAAGACCAGGGAAAGGTGCCCGTTCCAGGGTCTTCATCAGCACCGCCCTGCTCGGATGTGTATTTCCAAAATTAGTTGCGGTCACAAGATTCTTCTTTTCCATGGGGGGCATGTGTGCTGCGCTTAGTTGGCGCCACATTCGGTTCTGAATTCCCATCGGCAGAGAGTGAATACGAGGATGCGATATTACATTATTCTGCGCATAAATATGGGCCCTCGGATACGCCTCTAGAAAGATATTCATGCTTGCCCCACACGGCTCGGTGTCGCCATTATGGATAATAAGTAGGCGGACAGACTCAAAATATGAGCAAATAGTATCAACAGATTCCTCAACAAGATCGGCATAGATAGCAATTGCCCCCACCGATTTAGGCACGGTCCACGTCGTATCTAAAAAGAGTTGTCTAGAGGGCTCCACGGCGATATCAAGCCCCTTGTGATAGTCTTTCTTCTCTTTATTAATAATCGTATAGTCACATAGTCCTTGTAGATCTTCTCCAGAGAAGGGTATAGGATGCTCAGGAAGTTTGTATGTATCCATATCTATATATTCAATATTCATGAGAGTATCCGACGGGCTTATATGCACCAATCTCTGGAGGTCTCCTGTCAGTGGCATAATGAAGCGCTCGTCTGCGTCTCCTAAGAAGGCCGCCGTCCATGCGAATGTGCTGTTTGATGTCATTAGCTTCTTGGCACGTCTAAGTGTAGCATGGTCCTCCAGAACACTTGACGAAATGACGGTCGGTCGCAGAGCCTCGAACATCGCAAGATAGAATCCCTCTTCCTGCTTCGTCGGTTTCTGCAGAATAAGTGTGATTGGATCAGACCGTCTCCGAAGTTCTTCCAGGTAGACCCGAGGATGGATGACCTGTTTCGCCGCCTGGAAATCGTCAAGGCGGAGATGGACAACGAGACCGCATGTATCTACACCTTCCGCGGCCATCAGGTCGCACACTCGCAGACCATACCGTATCAACTCTTTGTTATCGAGGGTAAACAGAGAGCGGAGCCAGGGACGCATATAGAGATAGATTTCTGCCGTCTGAAAATATCCGTTGAGATAGATATCTCTTTTTTTGAGAGGATGGTCAAGAAGCCAGCCACTCTCTTCTATTACAGACTCGCAAAACCAGTCCCACGAAAAGGAATACTGTCCCTCTTTTGTATCATTGATTATATAGGAATTAGTAAGCATAGATTTGTAGTCAACGAGAGTATGTCCGAACACTCTAGAAATCATTTTGGCAGCCATATATTGTAGAATATTGTTGCCAAGTCGCCCATTACGGGCGAAATAAATGTTTGGCATATCTAAATACAATAAGATATAGTATTTAGATGGAAAAAACCAAATACGATCGTATCAAGGAGACCGTGAATCTTCTAAAGGGTCTCCTCAACAATGGAATTTCTGATACAAATGACGCCTATTCGCAGACGAAGGCACACCTAGATGAGTGGATTAAGACAGGGGAGGCTGCGACCCACGTCATTGAAATGCGCACATACAAGCGGACGGCCTATCTCACTCTTCCACGAACTGCGGATAAGGCCGCCGAAATGGTGTTAAAGGCTCAAAAGCCTCAGGGCTCGTCTTAATAATCTGAGTTTTGAACTCTCCGTCCAGCCGCTTGATTCTGTGAATCTCCAGTGGCCCCTCCAGTGCAAACTTGGGCCGCCACGTCAAAACTCCATGCAGTGATGAATAGATGCATAGAATGTTGCCTCTCTCCATCAATACGAAGAACTCATTGAATTCCATCTCTTCTTTGTCTCCCCTGTCTAAAGATAATACCAAGAGCAAGAAGAGCGAGGAATGGCCATGCGCAGCGGCATTACAAATGAAGGAGCCTTATACGAACTTCTGGCCAGAGGAAACAAAGACGTGTATTTTTTCAACGACGACTTCTCATCGGTCTCGCCGTATGATAACCGATATAACCCAATCCCCGCACAGCTTCACGAACTCCGACGAATCCCTCCACTGAACGGCGCCGACTTCGGTCGGACATGTGAGTTTGAGTTTGAGGCCGCAGGAGAGGTCTTCGTGGATCCGACTCTCGTGATTGACTTGCCGAGCTGGCTTCCGCCCCAGGTCGCAGCCTCCAACCCGAAGTCCGTGATCACCGATGCCGACGGAGTCAGTTATGGCTACACGAACGGAATTGGCTATTTCCTCTTCAGCAAAATTCAGATTTACCAGGACCAGCTTCTTCTCCAGGAGTTTACTGGCGATGCGCTCTACGCTGCGAGCAGAGCACGCGGCTCTCTGAGCTCGGCCTTCCTGGAGAATAAAATTACTGGCGTCCATTCTGGCTCGGCCCTGGAGATAGGGCGGGCCGCGACACCCGGTCGCCTGCGCCTCCACCTACCTATTCTTGGATGTCAGCACCCAGACGATGGAGGATTTCCCAGTATTGCGGCGCGGGCGCAGACCTACAAGCTGCGTGTCACCCTACGTCGTCTTGAGGACCTCGTGGAAGCGAGCGATTCCAGGCCGAAGCCTGTTCCGTGGGCACGCAGCGACCTGGGACCAGTTGCAACTCTCCAGCGCAGTGCTATCGCACCTATTACTCTCCAATTAGAAACCCGCCATATCTATGTGGACCCTGATACTCGTGAGAGACTCACACGCTCCTCTCTAGAAATCCCCTTCTCGCGTCTCTACGAGAATACATTCACATATGGTGCGAAGGACTATGAACCACTCACAAGAGGTGCAGTCGCGAATGGAACTCGGCGTGTGGACGCCACACATCCCGCTGGCAGACTCCTCTTCTGGTTTTACAAAACCGCCGATCTACGTGCCAACAAATACACGAAAATAACGCAGGATGATGGGACCGAATATTATAACAATGTCTCTCTCATCATTGCGGCGCGCGACCGCGAACCGCTGAACACACCTCTTCTCTGGAATAAGCTCCAGCATCTCGCCAAGGAGGAGCGCGACCCTGGCCCTGGACTCGGCACAATGAACTGGGACCTCGGCGACTTGCGTGGTCGCGAAGGACCTTACCAGCACCAGCCTGAGGGTGCGATAAACTTCACGACGGCGGACAGGCCGACCATCTATACTGACCTCGCGAACGTCCCCGTTGACCCCGTCTCTGGTCAGAAATCCACTGAGATGCGCGTCATTGTAGATTCGTGGGCCGTCGCAACCTTTGAGAAGGGTCGAGGCGGTCTAAAATATGCGAACTAAAAAGGATGGCCTCCGCCTTTGTCTTTAATTTGGCAGACTGGAAAGAAATATCCACATATGGCACAAAAAACTGTGGGATCTTTGTGAGCCAGAAGTATCCAGAGTATATAATGAAATGTGAGACAGATACTCGTCTTCATGATGAAGACGAGGTTAAAACAACAAGAGGGTTATTTCCCGAAATTATCGATATACACGTCGCCGATGAGAAAAAGTATATTGTTATGGAAAAACTCGATGGTGATCTAACACAATTCTTTACAGAACAAATACCTGCTGTTGTTCTTTCTAAACTTCCTATTTCAGACAAACAAAAGGAAGAGATACAGATTTTATCACACTTGAAATTTCCTCATTTTATGGTAGAAAAATCTCATCCCGAACTTAACACCTTTACAGTTACACCCGATATGTATGATACATTTATTTCAAAGGTTTTTGAGATGTATGATAGTGTATATGAAGATATAATGAAGAAGCTTATAAAGTTATATATAAACGCAATTCTTCAGGGATTTACATACGATGATAAGAAGTTTGATAATATAGGATATAAAGATGAGGGTGGTGATCTTAAATTATTATTTATAGACTGGGGCTCTGGTCTTTCTAGAATAGAACCACATAACGCATATATTGAAATTAATGACTTTATAGAGTCCGTCAACTCTGGAATGAAATTTGCAGTTTTTCATCAAACGTCTTTTGATAGAATGTTTGGATTGCATAAAGATGATTCTATCGAGAACAAGCATATAAAAACAATTCTAGAAAAGCCTTATTTCTACGATATGACTAAGTTCAAGAAGAATTTTAAGACGGTTGATGAGGTAGAACGGTATGTTGGACTCGAGCCTAGACTCATGGGATTCTTTTTAGAGAATGGATATGCGCTTGAAGACCCAGAGATTGTAAGACAGCGAGAGGCCGGTGTTCCTGAAATAGATTATGTGATACACGAAATGACCGCTTTAATGACAGCAATTTACAATATATGGGATGGCCCATCTTCTTTGGAGAGGGTTCGCCAACTCTTGGCGGCCGGTGCAAATCCGTCAATTGTTACTGGTCGGGACAAATCTGCGATGACATATGCTCTTCATAGAAAACACCCAGAAGTTATTGACCTATTACTTAGATATGGCGCCATATTACCTCCTAAAGCATTATATCTTGCTCTTGGCGCCAAAGCCAACGCTGAATTCATACAATTCTTATTTTACAGAGGCATGCCTCTACCGCCTGATATTCGCCAGAATTTTTTGCTATATGCGGAAGACTACGAAGATGACCCTGAGATGTTTGAGGCTATAAAAGGAATTGTTGCCCAGAAAATCACAAATTCCATGAAGGGTGGAAGGAAGCGCCGCACACGTAGGGGAAAGGCGTTTAAACTGAATAAGCGACGTACTAGATAGATGCGGCTTCTCACATATAATATACACGGGCTTCCGTGGTGTAAAATAAATGTTCCTGCCATGATTGATTGGATTTTCAATAAGTCAGGAGCAGAAATCGTCTGTCTTCAGGAGGTCTTTTCAAAGGAGCATAGAAAGCTCTTTTGGAACGCGGCGGCCGAAGAGGATTGGACGTTTTTGGCGCCGAATGATCGTATTTATGGCGGCTATATAGCTGGCCTTGAGAATGGGAGCGGCCTCTTGACTCTTCTACATCCCAAGTTTCATGTGCTCTCAAATCCCAAATTTGAGGCATTTACTAGTGTATCAGGCGCCGACGTAGTCGTGAAGAAGGGCTTCTTTACAGTCAATGTGTGCGATGGTAAGAACGAGTTCCAGATTATCAACACACATATGCAGTCTGATATTACGGAGGCCTGCTGTATTCGTCTGAACTTCAACGCGGCCCGCCACGCGCAGGAGGAGCAACTGTTTGTCGCTGCTAGCCGTTGTGAATTTCCTCTTATTGCCGGCGACGCGAATACATGCATCTTCAAGTGCTTCCATCGTGTAGATCAGGAGACACATTCCACGTTTCCTGATACGGAGGAGCACTTGGATCACCTTCTGTGTCTTTCACGAGACAGGGAGCGGATCCAGCATGTTGAGACGGTCTATCATGATGATATGTTGTTGAGCGACCATATTCCAGTGGTCTATACGATTAAAATATAAGCATCTTTATAGAATGGATAAGAAGGGGCAGTTTGAACATAATTATTCATTTAGACATGGATGGGGTATCGAGGAACCCAAGAATTATGTTAAGCAAAGCATGAAGCGTAGAGTAGGGCCAATAAATAAAAACAAAAAGATTGCGACGCAACTGAAACGGAATTCGGAAATCCGCGCCGCATATGAAGCTGCCGCAGCGGCTGCGCCGACGGCTGCGAACATCGCGTTCGCAAATAGACTTGCCAGACGGGCGGCAGAGTTGAAGACCTTACGGAATAGCCACAGAGCTGCGCAAAATGAAATACGGCGCCAAAGACATATTAACTCTGCCGATGCTGCGCGAGCGATGTTAAATGCCGAGGGTGATAATGCTGAGGTGAATTTCAACAACGAGGTAAATTCTAGGAATAATCTTAATCCCATAATAACAAATCTTCAATCTCAGATTTATGCGTTAGAGCATGCGAATCCCGTGAATTCCGTCGAACTTGAAAAGGTAAGAGCAATGTTAGAAGTAGCAGAAGCACAGCAAATGGTTCAGCGTATAAATGAAGAACTACCTAGACTTATTTTGGAATATGGAGAGGATTCGATAGATGTCAGAGTTATGCTTGATGCAGAACAAGAGGCGCTTGAACGTTCTATTGATGCTGTTGCGCATCTTGAGGCGTTACAGGCATCTGGGGGTCGCAGACGCAAAACACGGAAGCAGCGGCGTTAATATCCAAACAGCATTCCAGCCCGCCCACCATAGACCCGCAGAATATTATACGTCTCCGCCCACACATAGACTTGATAACGCGGCACGTCATTCGGATTCGCAGAGCCGCGATTCCGATGGAGTTCTAGTGCCAGCTCGATATTCAATATCTTATCCAGATTCGCCTCCCCTGTCGCAAGAGACGCCGCGATATGTCCATGCTGGAGGTCAAAAGGGAGCGTATACATATACCGATTCACCCATGGACTCTTTCTCATTTCCAGCGACGGAATCAGAGAGCGGAACATGGAGGGCGAATCCGTCCAGTAGCGAGTGAGTTTACCTTCATATACGAGTGCAAGAGAGGACAGAGGTTCTGATTCTCTTGTGCTGAATCCAGGGCTGAGGTCGCCGAGAGCATAGACATTGAGGCCCGACGCATCAGGCCACCAGGGGGCCACATTGACACCCTGTCCAGAGAGGTCCCGCGTAGCCAAGAAGGGCGCATTGTAGCGGGCAGCCTCCCACCGCTGGAGATAGAAGAAGAGTGTGCGCGTGGGATTCGGAACCTTCAGTGGAAAACGAATATTCGCCGACCGCTGAGTATCCAGCGGCTCAAACCGATAATGCTGGGGCACTGGAATCTGGATGTCTGCGATGCGGAAGCGGTTGGCCTCGGGCCGATCCAGATAGATGTATTCGGCCATCACATACGTGTCTCCCAGTGGCAACACAGTCGGCATTTTTATACCGATAGGCGAGGCCTTCACAGTGAGACCGGGTCCAGTAAGACCCGTGACGGGAGCCCCCTGCGGATTCAAGTAATAAAAGGGACTGCCCGCTATAGGAAAATATGACTCTCCAGGCAGGCTCGCGTTCGGCGTCACAGGGGCCCTCTGTGCCGAGCTTACAAACATGCTTTCTAGCGCCGCAAACGTCACGCGCAAGGTGACAGCATCCGACTGGATTGCGTCGATCGGTAGAAACGCACCGCTATCGCCACTGGAGAACCAGAAAGGAAGCGGTGTCACCGCCACAGTCTGTGTATCCTCTAGACCGAAGACACCCACGCGGAATCCATTATCTTTTCTAGGGAGCAGCGAGTTCATGAGCGTGGTCTTTTCAAGCGGTGTGTGGAACTCGTCAAGAACCTCTAGGAGACGGCCATCCAGACGTTCACAGCGGGCTCCACCAATATCAATGCTGGCCTCCGTAAGAAGCGCGTGACCTACGGAGTTTGTCCAGCCGAATGTGGGACCGAGGAACTGGATGCCTGATGTATCGCACGCTTTCCGTGCGGCCAGCTGGGCTGCCGAGATGTTTGGGAGAGTCGTCACCAAGTATAAGCGAGAAATGAGCTGGCCCTTGCGCGGAAGGGTCATGGTTGCTGAGGAGCCGAGCACAGGCCGAGTATCAAACTCCAGGCGCGTGAACTGGGTGGTGAAGCGACCAGCGCGGACGAACGCCTTCGTGAACATTTGTATGCGAGGCTGGCCTTTGACGGGGAGGAGCCGACTGTCTTGAACTCCACTGTTTAGGTTTCGTAGGAGGGCGGCCACCATCTTCTGTAGATGGCGGTCTTTTACTTAGACCGATATAAACCCTACTACCAGTTTCAACAAAGATGGATACGACCAAGTTCTTATATGAAGGCTGTCTTGTATGGACATTAACAACAGCGGGTTATAAGTTTCTAACATTGAATTTATATAGGCATCTAGAGGCCGCAAAAGTCCCATGGAAATTGGCTATTGTTTGCGCGGACCACCCTTCCTATCGTTTCTTTCAGATGGAAGGAATACCGTGTATTCTCTACTCAAAGGCCCAGCGCGAGAGTCTTGGTAAACTTCTTCAGTTCGGATCAAAACCGTTTCAAGAGATAAATCTGGTGAAGCTGGATATCTTGAATACATTTGCCTCTCGGAACACCATTGAGACGTGTGTATAT